CAATAACCGCTGCTCATCAGTAAGTAATCCCCATGCTTGCCTAGTAATGTCTTCCGGGCAACCGAGTGCTAACGCGCACGCAGCATGCCCTACCCATGCCTTTCTGTTCATCTGGTAATCAGTTAATGCATTTGCGCAACTATTAGGCCATTCGTTGGTGACTCTGCGCATGAATTTCCCATAAAGCGCGGCATTACCAGTGAACTCTACAGCCTTACTTAGCATGTCTGCGCGGTTGTCTACTTCTCCCCACATGTTGTGCTTTATTTCTTCCCACTTATCAATACTAACCCAAACTCTCGGAAGGTTCTTCATCCAGTTGACTCTCTACGTTGTCCATATTCTCAACGTCCCACGACTTCGAGAAGTCTTTCCCAAGGAATAGAGACGCAAGGCCAGTGATTTGCTTTAGGCGAAGAAGTTCATCAGGGCTCATGCCAATGTGCTTACATATCCACGCATCACCCTTGCCCATCTCGACAAGCTCTGACACGATAACAGACATGAGTTCGACGTTATGCGTGCCGCGCGCTCTGTTGTGCCGAATGGTTGACGCCATTCTGTCATGCGCTTCCTTGCGCAGCACCACGACCGGAAGCATTCCGCCTTCGCGCGCCACGAGTTCCGGCGAGTTCTTGAGCGTCAAGTATCTGTGGAATCCGTCCACTACGACGTACATATCTCGCTCTGAGTCGTACACGGTCACGACCGGCTGCGTGTACCCGTCTTCCATGATAGACGTTTTGAGAAGTTCCATTTCAGGCGGTGCAACGCGGTTCGGGTTATAGTCATTCGCCGTAACCTTTCCGATTGGAACAGGGCGCACAGCATAAACTGGCGACTTCCAACCAGACGAATACGAACCGTCTTCCTGGTGTACCTCCTGGCCAGAAAGAGGAGGATTGAACACACAAATCAGAACGCACGTTTCATGCGCAGTGAATACGTGCGCGTCGTTCTTGTCGAGAACGTACGTGGTATCAGGGAAGATGTCGTGTTCTTCGCCTGTTGCTTCGTTAAGGATTGAGCCGCGACCGCTCACGCAGTAGCACGACTCAAGGTGATGCTTGTAGTGCCACCGCCATGAGCCCGGATTGACAACCGTTTTAGTCAGCGTGTACCCCATTCCGTCCGAGTCGAGCAATATACGATTGCTAACGAATCCGCCGATTGGGCACTTTACGACGCGTTCTTCCGGCAATTCTGAGACGTTTACGATTTTCATTTCTGTACGCGAAGGATAGATGAGTATTTGCGTTGAATAGCGCGCTGGCGCTTTTGCTGTTCTTGCGTCTGCGACAGCCCAAGGTATTTACATGTGTGGTCGTTTTTCAGAATTGTTATGGCGAACCGTTTCCAGCTTGTAACCATGCTGTTGTGGAATGGAAGTTCGTCCAAGTGGTCTGGCGGAACTTTAATCACCACTCTACGCAGTTCGTTTCCTCCGTGTGGTGTAACTCCATTGATGTAGAACCGTGTTCCTGTCTTTTCGAGTTCCGCTATGACGTTTTCAGGGAGACCGCGCCCCACCCTTCCCCAGAACATGATTGACTGGATGAAGCGCGATTTAAAATTTACAGCGGACTGCTGCGGTAGAGTTGCGAGCAAGAACTTCACAAAGCTTTTCCACGTATGCCCTTTTGGAAGCGTGAACGTCGAGTAGTTCAGTTGTTTTCCATACGTCGCGATAAAGTTAGCTCCGCCAACCCTAGCACACAGCCTTGCCCATATCGGAGCGTCGATAACGCGGTACATCCCAAGGCTGGATTTCGATTCAGACATGAACGGAGACGCGACTCGCATTTTTTTGATTGGCACGCCAGCCATGTAGAACACGTCGTACAGCTTATTGTAATCCCATCCGTATTTTGCGTTAGCTGTCCAGATATCTTCAGTTTTCCAATCGTATATTGGGTAACAGTTGTACGTATGCTCCGTGTTTTTCTTTGTCCACATTTCTCCTTTCATCGTTTCCTTTTGCTGATTCATAATCGCGCGAAAGCGATTAAGCGATTCTGCTGTCCTGATTCCAATCAGGTTAGCGCACGACGTTCCCTGGCTGTACCATTCAGCGAACATATCCCAAAATTCGTCATAGTTCATACCTGGAATGAACTTGTCGCCAAACGGATGATTTTTCATGTTCACAATGTAGTCATCCTGTGGCATAGGACGAATCCATCGATGTTCGTCGTCTATACCCCAGCACTGCCAAGCGATTTCATAGCTTGACACGGTGCATGGAAGCGTAATTGGAAGACAGCACCAATGGATGTCAAGCATATCGCGGTTGTCGCGCAATATGCGGTGCATGAACTCATACGAGTGCGTATAGTTCGCTTCGTTGTCTAGTATCTGAACTCCAATTTTTTTGTTGATTTTGTGTTCTTTCACGTAGTCAATAACGAGGTTCAGCAAAACCCCGCTATCCTTTCCGCCAGAAAAAGACACGTAGACACGCTCGAAATTATCGAAGATGAACTTTAGCCGTTCTTGCGAAGCGTCATAGACTGACGTGTCGTTGAACGTTCTGACTGCATTATTACTCACGAAGGCCTCGCGTCGAATGTGAGACTAGATTGTACTGTACTGTGCGAAACGCGTCAACAAGCCGAACGCTTAGACACAACGCGTTTGTTAAACTCTGCAAGCATGTGAGAAAGGCTTGAGCCTTCAGCGTTCTTGACTTCGTGCCCGTTGTACTCAGCGCGCACTACTTTGCATTGCGCCGCGATGACGTCCTGCCCGATGCCTGCCGTGTGGCTTGCCCAGAACAGAAGTACGGATTTGCCGGCCACTCGTAGCGCTGCGGCTAGACGCTCTAGCGCCATGTTTTGTCCGCGTGTCTGCGTCTTTTGTTCGTGTCCAATCTCTCCAATGACGTAGACAGAATCGCGCCACTCAATGAAGAAGTCCACATCTGTCGCACCGCAACCGCCGACGCTCAGTCCTTCAAAGTCGATGATTTGGCGTGATCCGGCTCGGCTTCGTATAGCGCTCATGATGTCCTCGCGACTTCATGTTGTTGACGTTGGAGTGTAGGTTGCCACACTCCGCTACACATGTCAAGCGTTTGAATAGCGTCTTTTCAGATAGTCTAAGCTCACCATCATCGGCTGTATGTCGCCGTCATTAACTTCGTTAAAGACCCAAATTCCGCGCCAATACGCACGATTTTGAGCGCCAAGGTAGTCTTCGTCATGCTGGTAGAAGCACGACGCAAAGACGCCCCATACCGCCTTTCCGTCAACGCGCGTCTCTCTGTGTAGGTCGCACTTTTGAACGTGACCCTGGACGCAAGTAACGTGATTCTTGGCGACCAGCGCCCGCGCGCTGGCTACTGGTCTGGACATTACGCCGCTAACGAAGTAATGAGCGTAATTAACGCCGTCGATTTCAACCGGCTGTAGGTACGGATACACGTTCCAACCTGCCTGTTCGTATCCCAAATCGTCTATGGATATCACGCCGTCAAGAATCGCTTCGTTTTCAATCGCGCGCAGAATCCTTTCTTCGTGGTTGCCTAGCGTAAGGTGAAGTTCAGGCTTTTTGTGCATCGCGTTGATTGGTGCCATAAGACGACGCATAGCATCTTTGCTTGCTTCCACGTCTTTCTTATACCGCCTTCCTTCGAACGTCTTTTTACCCTTGTCGTATGCCGAAAGGCTTGGAAGGTCCGCGAAATCTCCGAGACACACAACAACGTCTGGTTGCATATCCGCGATGTAGCGTCCAGCCCATTCAAGATGGTCCAATGGAACTCCATCCTTTGCCTGAACGTCTGGTATGACAATATGACGCCGGTATCCATCGTGATTTGATGGAGTTCCTTCCCCCAATGCCCTCCTTACCCGCCTTGCAACGCCGCGACGGTCCATATCCAGAACGTTCGCCGTCTTGCGGTAGCTGTGCGTCTGTTCGTACACGTCGAGAATTTCTTGCGTCGTTGGCATAACTGCACCAATTGGTTACTTATTTAGCAGTATACCGCGCACGTACACGGTAACATGCTGTTTAGACGTTGCAAGATGCTCAATTGACCAAACAAATTCAGGGTATAGACTGCGCGCTTCCTTCAGTGTCTTGATTAGCGCAGTCTCTGCATCGTATTCGTATGCGTCGAACGTGCGACTAATAATCACTTTGAAAGCTCCCTATCAGCGCACTCCGCCGCGAGTGCCGCATACGCTATAGCGTCAAGGTAATCGTCTTGCTTGTACGCTCCGCCAGCGGACCGTGAGAGCTTCAGGAGCAGCATAAACGTCCAGCCTTGCGTCTCGGTAAGGCTTGCACCAAAAAGAGCGTTAAACGCCAACACAGCGCCGCGCATTGACCGTTCGCCGGATGCCTTGTCGCGCTCTTTGCCGCGCTGGTTGATGAGAGAACGCGCGGTCTCAAGCAAGTCATCTGCGGTTACGATTTCGCGTTCGAACACAATCGCCGGTTCGTCGTACGTGTAATCGCACACATGACAGACATACTTAAAGCCTTCCATCGTACGCATAGCGCCGCAAACCGGACATGGCGACTCATCGCGCGTTCGCACTTCTTCTTCGTAATCTTTATGCCCTTTGGTTAGCATTGATTTGACCCATTTTGCTGTATTCATTTAGTCGGAATCACTTCTGTTTCTGAGCGGGGATATCCGCAGTCAATCACGAAGTACGACAAGACGTCTTCCAAGCTCATTTCGATTGGAAACAATTCAGACTCTACGTATTCACCAGCTACGTATACGCTCCATTTTCGCATTCTAGCCATGACTAGCTACCCTAGTACCTGTTTTATGTAAACGCGGCTTATATCGCCGCACAGACGCATTAGAATTGATTTTTAGCGTGTACTTGGACCCTGCTCCCCCAAATCCGGCGCTACCAGTTCCTTATTCATCAATTCCCGGTAACGTTCTTCCGTGTTCCTACGCGCCTCATGGTCTTCGCAAAAGTATATGATTCGAAGCCCAAGAACAGTCCATCCGAGAACCGCGAGTACAAACAGGATTGAAATGATGTACGTCTTTGCGAACGACTCGCTACCGGCTTTCATTTCTTGAATCCTGCCATGTTCGCGCATGCAAGTGATGCAGGATGTTCCAGGCACTTTTCGCGCTTGTGGATAGTGGACGCCACGTTAAGAATCGACACAGCAACCATAGCGCCGATGAACCACATGACAGCCGCCATAAACTTACTTTCTTTCACTTGGTAGAACCTCAATTGAGAC